TCATAAGCGTCTCTTTCTTTAACAAACTCTAGTAATGCGTCCCAATCACCTACTTGTGCGAAGTCTGTGGTTGTTAAAAACGCTGTACCTTTAGCTGTTTTAAATGAATCAACACCTGTTACATCTGCTTGTTCTTTTAAGTAAGCCTCTAGCTTAACTAGTTGCTCTTTAATATCTTTAACTTTCTTTTTAGTTTCAGCCTCCATAGCTTCTTTCTCACTTCTAAGTTTTAGATATGTACCTATAACTTTATCTATTGTTAATGACATAATTACCTCGTGTCTTCTTGTATAAGGTCTAGTAGTAGACCTTGTAGTTTTTGTTTATTCTTTAGCCGTTCAAACATTTTATGTTCAAGGTCAGTTGCCTCTATATGTACTATGTTTGACACATGCTTTTTCCCTATCCTCTCTATCCTTCCGTTTGCCTGAACGTATTGCTCGTTGCTAGTCACAGGGCCGTACCAAATGATAGTACTTGCTGATGTCAGCGTAAGCCCATGTGCCATGGTAGCTGGGTGAGCAATAAGGATATGAGGGTCGTCTGTGTTTTGGAAGTCATGGAATATTTTGTCTCTTTTATTAGCAGAAACTTCACCATTAACTACACCAACACTCCATTGTTTAGAGAGTATTCTCTCTAACATCTTTAATGTTCCTGTTAGTGGAACAAATACAATTACTTTACCACCTACTTCATCAATAACTTCCTTAACTACATTGATTCTAGGTGAACAGTCCAGCTCGATTTGCTGAACCGAATCTCCGTACACTACACCACAACTTATCTGCACAAGTTTTTGTAGTTTAACTGCCTCATTCACGGCTGTTATTGTACCTTCTTTTACAAACTCTGTAACAAAATGTTTTAACATCTTGTCATAATGTTCTCGTTGTTCTGTTGTTAGTGCAACCTTCCGTGTTTGATATACTGTTTCAGGTAGGTCAAAGCATTCATCCCTAGTATATCTTACTGCTGGATACAGCACATGTTTAACAATCTCTAATGATTCAGGGCGTGGCAACCACTTCCATTGCCCTACTTTCATCATTACTGATTCTCTAAATGCTGTATAAGTTTTAGAATTAAATGGGCTGTCTACTAATTTAGCTAACGCCCATGCGTCTGTTGGGTCATTAGGTGTGGGTGTACCTGTCATCATCCATAAACAAGTATGAGTATGTTTAGCTATATACTTCCTAATTATTTTAAATCTGTTTGTTGAGGGGTTTCTTAAAACTGCCACCTCATCTATTATAATAAGGTCAAACATTCCATTTGCCTCTTCCGATATAATAGAGAATCCGTCATGGTTAATAATAAAAAAATCTGCGTCTGTCTTAAGAAGTTCTTTTCTTCTAGTACTAGTACCATATAAGGTTACAGCTTGTCGGTGAGGAAAGTTAATAAATATACTATCACCCCATACTCGTTCTAAAGTAGACAGCGGTGAAATAATTAAAACCTTCTTGATATAACCTATTGACATGAGATAGTCACATGCCCACAGTGCGGAATGCGTTTTGCCTGTACCTATTTCATTAAGTACTAATGCTTTATTATGCATGGTTAAAAAAGCTGATGTCATTTTCTGATGTTCATATGGAGAGAAGTCCCCACACCAATCATAGTAGTGGAGGATAGGAGAGGGGGCTTGTATTCCGAGGTCTCGGAGAGCTCTGGTTGCTGGAATGGAATGGGGTATGACAACAAGTTCTTGGTTGTTATACTTTAATTTCTTTGCGTCAGGTAGACACGCCAAAACTTTATTTGGATTCTTTAAGTTCAATGCTATTGCTTTTGCTTGTTCAACGACAATCATTTTTTACTCTCTATATATAGTCGCACTTGGTTAATTGTTTCCTCATCATAAACAACAAAACATTTTCCCCCATGGTGTTCTATCTCTTCCATACATCTAAGTTGTAAGGCGGTGGGTTTCTTAGCCCTATCCGCCTTACACTCTACGCCAACAAAATATCCATTCACACAGAGTATCTTGTCAGGTATACCTGATTTTCCAAAAATACCTGATTGTGGGTTAAAGTACCAAACATCTAAAGACTTTAATACTTTGTCAAGTTTAGTTTTAATTTTTCCTTCAGGTGTTGTTGCCATACTATAATTATATTTAAGCATACAGTATTGTCAAGTATTATATTCTAGCATACTCACAAATATTTTTAGCTGGACACCATGGACATAGTCCGCTTGGTCTTGCTGGGAAGTTTCCTTTTATATACGATTGATTAATTCTTTCTATACGAGCCAACAAATCTGCCCACAACAAGTTGGTGTTATCATAACTATACACCTCTGAATCTACAGTTCCTTCTTTTAACCACACGAAACTTGCCTTAACTTTTTTAACATTAGGGTAATGTTTGAATACTTGTAATGCGAACAGTTGTAGTTGCATGAAGTCAGGTCGCCTCTTACCTGTTTTCCAATCTATTACTATAGCTGTATTATCTTTAATAATGAGTACATCAAGTATGCTGCGTAACCATGCGTCTGTTTCCCACCAATCTGTTGGTGTAAGATTTTCATTAAGACAGAGCTTCTGTTCAGCTAGGAGAATTGAGTCTCGGGTAAGTTGCTGTAAAGTTGTGCAAACTTGTTCGTGTTTGTTTGATTCTTCAGGAAGGGGCGTACCATGTAGTAGTCTGTTTTCCAAATCAGCATGTACTCGTTCGCCAAATTTAGTTGCCTCACTACCTGTGTCAACAACCTCTTTGGTAATCCTTTGATACTCGTATCGTTTCGGACAGTTCTCGTACATCTTTATAGAGGAATAACTATGTGTAAGTTTACCCTCATTCTTACCTGCCATTTTAGATTTACTCCTGTACCATTTGTTTTAGTACACCATATTATAATAGTCCGAACGAAAAAATTTTTTCTATATTATAGTCCGAACGAAAAAATTTTTTCAATCCTTTCTTATTATATAGATTATTTTGTTTCCCCATAATTATTGCCCACCCCACTCTCACAAGCAATAGGTAAATCCTGAGCCCACGCTGGGGAAGTAGACATTATTGTCTCAACGTGTTGTCGTGTGGTGTTCCTGTTTTCCCATCCCGAGACGGTAATGAGCTCATCGTGTACTTGAAACAATACTTTATAATGCTTACCCACCTCAACCATTTGTTCGGATACTACAATCCTAGCTAATGCTTGAACGATATTTTCTGTCATTTTTCCACCATATATATTAGTCCAATTCACATCATCTAACTTAGCTTTATATTTTCTATAATCTCTAATGTTAGATATGTATTCAAATCCATTCGGTGTACTGCGTAACATTGGATAATGTATACGCATTTTGTTTGGTAGTATAACTCCCAACAAATCGTACTGTATTATACCACCTATATTTCCTGAATCACCCTCGACCATACTATATAATGCATGACCACAAAGTTTCCAAAAAGAAACTATGTTGTGGTTTTTCTGTCTATATAAGTTGACAATTCTTTTTGCCTCATTTATATCAATGTCTACTGATATACCACCTTGACCTAGTGCCAATGTGTCTTTAAACTTTACTGCCCCCATACCATAACCAAGTCCTAGTATACAAGTCTTACCTACAAATCTTTCTATCTTATCTCTCTTCGTAATCTTTCTACCATATATCTCACTAGCAAATTCACTGTAAACATCTCTACCCTCTCTAAATGCTTGTACTAAATCCTCTTGCTTACTTATATATGCAACCATTCGTGCCTCAATCTGTGATGAATCACAAGCTATTAACACTTTATCTTTAGATACTGTTAATGATTTTCTTATAACCCCATCACGAGGTAAGTTCTGTAAATTAAGTTTATCTCCACCGCTAAACCTACCTGTGTGTGCCCCATAATACTTTAACATTATAGGTAGCTTACCTCTTTTAGATACCTCAATAAGATTTTCAGTTCGTGTTTCTTCAATGGTAGACTTTACACCTAACCTTGCTGATACAAGTTGTTGTACTATTATATTGGGGTGTTCTTGAAGTTGTGTAAATTCTTTATCTGTTTTTGCAAAGGCATAGGTTTGTTTACCTGTCCTTAATGATTCTTTCATAGGGGGTGTAACCCCAAGCCTTATCAATAGTTTTGCTAATATATTATTAGACATCAAAGCTTTCGTTATGCTTTCACCCGTGACACCTTTCGATAGTAACCTGTCAACAAGTTGTCGTTTGTCGTTCTTTATATTTTTTAGATGGGATGCAAGAAGTTGTCTGTCAAGTTCAATGATTGGCTCAATAAACATTCGTAAGGTTTGGTCAATGACCATGAGTTCTGATTGTGGAAAACCTTTTGATAGTTTCTTCCACAGTTTATAGGTAAGTTCGACATCGTTGATACAATATTTAGAATACATGTCAAGTTCTTGTGGTGTAAAGTCCCCCCTCCGTTTTCCTACAGCGTGTAGTACTTCAGTACCCTTTGTCCCAAGCTTGTAATGTTTAGCCAATACACCTAATGAACACCCTGTTGTAATAGAATGGTTAGGTTTTGCCATAGACATAGTATCAAGCCAAAACTTAGGCTCTTTGCGATACTTCCACCGAAGTATAGACCCATCGAAAAGTGTGTTGTGTCCGAGGATAGCACTGTCAGACAAGTTGAGAGAAGATAATATGGCTGAAATCTTATCTCCTTCGTACCAAGTTGTTGTGTTGTCATTAACTTTAATCGCCAGCCCAATCACCTCAAATCTGTTATCACGAATGTAAGCCTCAGTTGTCATTTTAGATAAGGAATAGTCCTTACTATAATATGTTTCAAAATCTATCGTTACTATATCCATTATTTTTTCTTCTCTTGTTTAATTAGGTAGTCTAAGTACCACCTTGCTTTCTCTAAATCTTTTAGTGGTGTGCCTTTGTATGGATACCTTGTGATGTATTTAATAATATTACCGACCACATAACCCATACCCCATGAAGTTATATACTTTATAGTTTCAATACCTTTTGTATAGTGGTCAGGATGATTGACCATATTTTTTTTCTTCATGATGTATACTCTACTTTACTATTGCGTAAACTATATAATGCAATACCTTTACCACAATGTAAAGAGTAAGAGTTCGCAATGTTAATTGCCTCTACTGATGTTGCCTCCATAGCTAATGCCCCATAGGCATATTCTTTTCCCTCTCCGAATGCACATGGCTCAAACCCCCTGTGTATAGGATATGGCGAATCCTCATAAACGAAGAGACCTTTGTCTTGGCTTACCACAAGAAGTTGCTGTGTGACAAGCTGACCATTTGAGCTGCTGCTGCAATTAAGGCTGTATTTTTTTGGGTTTGCCCCCTCTTTATACCACTCTCTTAAGTTCACTATATTTTTTAACAAGCCAACACCTGATACTATATAAACAGAATCACCTCTCGTTATATACCATGCCTTGTCTGTCTCCCATTTGTGAGAGCCATCTGTCGCCTGTCTATCTGTTGCTAGATTTTCTCCATCCCATACTATGACTGTCATTTGTTATCCTCCCCTCTATTTATTTTTTCATATGGAATAAGAAACTTCACATGAATATGTCCACCTTGCATTGATGATATAACAAATTCATATGGGCATTTCTTAACCCACTCTAAAAACCCTTCCATATTTT